CACAAGACGAGATACAACTAATTATTAACGGGCATAGATACAATTTATCTGAAGCCTTAAACGAAGGATTTTAACCATGAGCAAAGACAAACTAATATACAAAGACGACGGTACTGTAGACTTTAAAAGTCCATTTTACAAAGATACAAGATATAACGGTAAGCTAGTTAGACTAGAAGACGTTGCACAAGAAACTTACAATAGAGCATTAGCAACTATTGACGATGCTTTATATGAACTAATAGGTAAAGATGAAAGTAATCCAGACGAGTTTTATGAAGACTATCATGAAGCATTTGAATTAGTAATCGAAGAATTAAAACAGTTTTTATATAACAAATGAGTAAAGTAAAACTAGATAAAGAAACATTAAAAGCTATATGGGACGCTAGCAGACCTACTGTTGAGCGTAACAAGAAAAAGTATACTCGTAAAAGCAAACACAAAACAAATACGAAAGACGATAGATAATATTATAAACCAATTAAATTAAACCATTATGACTAAAGAAGAATTAGAGGTAAAAATCTCTACGTTAGAAACTCTTGTAACACAAAAAAATGAAGAGTTATCAGGATATACTGCTCAAATACAAAGACTTAACGACGAGTTAAAAGACTTAAACAAACCAAAGCTTACAGGCGAACAGTTCGATGAGCTACAACGAGCTGTTGAAACGGGCATTATGAACTACGACTTTGATGACACTGATCAATATAGTATTGATTATGGCCTTGACTATGACGGTAGAGTATACTGTGAGTCATTTAGCTTTGATAATGCTGATGATTTAGTTCATGAAGTATACGAACGTGTAGCGCGTTTGTTTGCAGAAGCAGATGAAGATGAAGTTGATAACCAAGAAAACCAAGACTAATATGAAAACACTTTGGCAACAATTAAAACCAGAGATTAAACAATCTCTAAAAGATCAAGAAAAACTATATCCTTCATTGATTAAAGGTATTAAAATATCTTTGAAAGATAATTACCTATGGTCACATTTATCAATTGGCCAAGCAAGAGATCTTATAAGTTTTACAAGCATATCCCTTAGTAGTATGTCTAGTTATGACTGGTCATACGGCGAAAAATTTCTTATATGCGAAGACTAATATACGATATGTATTATAGAGATGAGATCTCTATGGACATAGCAGCTAGGCTGTTAAATAAATTAGAAGAATTATCATATAAAAAAAGAAGATAGTGTATTTAGTTATATACTTAATTATTATATGCTATATATTTATAGATATAATTATAGAATCAAACAGTAAATTTAAAGAATAATATGAGTACAAGAGCACAAGTTAGATTTGCTACACGAGAAGAAGGAGTATCGTTTAGCGAACACCCAAAGATTATACACGCTCAGTTTTATGTGCACCATGATGGTTATCCAGAAGGGTTAGGCGTAGAAATAGCTGAGTCATTAACTAAATATCAAAAAATAATGCATTGGGAAATAGAAGAACTATTTGCTAGACATGGTGATCTTGAATATGTATACTACGTGTGGCAACACCCAATGAAAGATACATGGATTAGCATTTTTGAAGAAAGATACAATGAAGATCTAACTAAATCTAATAAGTGTATATTTGTAGGTAGACCAAGTAATCTTATAGAAAAATACAAACTAAATACGAACGCTAATGGATAATATGAAAGATGAAACATTAAACAAGCTAGTTGTTATGCTAGCTGATGAAATGACTAAAAGAATATATGGCATATCAAAACAAGAGAACAGAGATGATTTAGTTTTTTATGCAGACGACGATGAAGATCATTGTTTAGGTGAGTTAGCTAGGCTAATGACACTATCTTCAATATATGAACAAAGAGAAGAATATGAAAAATGTGCTAATATTAAAAAGCATATAGATAAAATAAACCTAATACTAGATAATTTATGATGAGAAAAAAACCAATGCTAGCTTATCCAGTTAGCGATAAACCAATTGATTACAACAATACCGTATTTATGCAACCAAAGCTTGATGGCGTACGTTGTCTTATACAAGCTAATGTAAAAAGGCATATACTAACACCTGACTTAAATAAAATAGAAGTAAAAGCTTATTCACGTACAGGTAAAGAGTGGAAAAATATTGACCACGTACTACAAAGTCTTCAACCTTTTTTTCAAGCTAACCCTGACGTTATACTCGATGGCGAGCTATACAACCACGCATTACGCGATGACTTTGAAAAGATTATATCTTGCGTGCGTAAACAAAAGCCAACTGCTATTGACAGAGCTGAGTCTCGTAAACTAGTGCAGTTCCACTGTTACGATATTGTAGATGAAACAATGCCATTTGTAGATCGTATACACTGGCTAAGAAAAAATCTTGCTCCTTTCCCTTATGGCGTTAGATTAGTTGCAACCGAGTCTGTTCTTGATAGAAAAGATTCTGAGTTATATCACGAATTATGCCTTAAACAAGGTTACGAAGGCTCTATACTACGTACTAACGATGTATACAAATGTGGTAGATCATGGTCGCTGCGTAAGTTCAAAGACTTTCACGATGCTGAAGCTGAAATAATCGGCTGGGTTGAAGGTAAAGGCAAGCGTAGAGGTACTATTGGTAAGTTTATTGCCGCTGATAAAGATGGTAATAGATTTGGCATGCCAG